CTAGTAATATCAACTACTGAATTATTAGAATATGTTATAATTGGAAAATTTTGAAAATATCTATCTATTGGCATATCAAAGTCCTTGATCTAAATCATTTGAAAATGCAGTTGCTGCATTACCAATTGTTGTTGCACTTTCATTCCAAGTTGATTTTTCCCAAATTTCAATTTCTCTAAATCTAACTGTTAAATTAACTTGAATAGGAGCACCATTTTTATAAAATGCTGGAAATCCACCACCAGTATAATCGACAGCGACTGCTTCAACAACGGCTGGTTTCATTTTGAACGTAAACTTATCTTCAGGATAAAATTTCATCTGAAATATACTAGGATATTCCATACTTATTACACTTTCTAATCTTCTAGGAGAAGATTCATATTTAAAAAAATTTATAATTTTAGCAATAGTTTCTGCTTCACTCTCATTATTTGCAACAAATTGCCAAGTCATATCATATGTTTTGAAATTTGCATGATGAAACAACATAAAAAGAGCAGGATTAACAACTAATCCTTGTGGTGCTCTTACAGCATCACTAATTCTAGTTACACCAACAAAATCAACTATTGCCTTTAAACTTTCTTGTGACCAAGTTAATGTTTGAACATCATTTATTTTTGTAGGTAATTGTAATGCTGCACTATAACCTCTAGGTGCAGAAACAGATTTATCTGATGTCACATAACCACCAATTCCACCTGCTATACCACCAAGAACACCACCAGCAAAACCAAGAGATAGAACACCAGCAGCAAGACCAGCAGCAGCACCGGCAGCAGTTTGTTGATACTCTGGAGGAATATATTTTCCTGCTTTATATGTATAAGTATATATACTAATATAGTATGGAACACCATTTTCATTTGTGATACTTTGAAGATCACTTGGATAAACTAATGTTTCATTTTTTGTTAATCCAGACTGTGAATCGTCTTTGTCTTTGTCTATTGTTGTTGGAGCAGGCATATCTTCCCTTTAAATCCATATAAATATTAGATTATTCTTATTATTTATATGGAAAAATGAAAACACATAAAGGTTATTTTAAACCAAGAAATCCTCAAAAATATAAAGGAGATCCTTCTAATATTATTTATAGAAGTTCTTGGGAATTGAAATTGATGATGAGATTAGATGCAGATCCAAATATTATAACTTGGGGGTCAGAAGAAATATTTATACCTTATCGTTCACCGATTGATAACAAGATACATCGTTACTTTGTTGATTTCATTGTTACTAAGATAAATAAAGACGGAACAAAAGAAACAGCATTAATTGAAGTAAAACCTTTTAGACAAACACAACAACCAAAAGTTCAGAAAAACATAACAAAAAAATATATAACAGAGGTAAAAACTTGGGGCATAAATGAAGCAAAGTGGAAAGCAGCAAAAGAGTTTTGTAATGATAGAAAATGGAAATTTTACATTTTCACAGAAAAAGAATTAGGAGTTAAATAATGAACTTTTACGATTTATTGAAATTAGCAAGAGGTGAAATACTAAAAAGAAGTAAAGATGCTCTTGAGTGGTATAAAGATAAAGTTTTAAATGCACCAAATAAACAAAAAATAAATCCAACAGACTTATTAAAACCTGTTGGTTCACCAGAAGTAGGAAAACTATATTTCTTTAAGTATGATGCAAAATTAAAAAATAAATTACCTTATTGGGATATGTATCCTGTTATTGTTTGTTTAGGTCCAGCAAAAGGTGGTTTTTATGGTTTGAATTTTCATTATCTCCCTCCTGGACAGAGAGCTGGTATGTTAAATGCATTGAGTGAAAAAACAATCAGAGATTCAAATGATGAAGGTGTGTTTAAAAGAATGAATATATCATATCAAATATTAAAAAGTTCAAAAATAGGTGGATATGAACAATGTGTTAAACATTATTTAAATGGTCACTATTCAAATATGAGATTAATAGCACCAGAAGATTGGGAAAAAATTGTTATGTTACCATTACAAAAATGGGTTGTCAGAACAGGTTTCAGAGCACCATATTAAGGAATTTAAATGCCTTTTAACATATCTACATTTAAAAGCAATATAGAAGAAGTTGGTTATTTAAAAACTTCTCATTATAAGGTTATTATAACACCTCCTCAAATTTTATTGACAAATACAATTTCAGGAAATAATGGTGAATCTAGTGCTTTACAAATCACAAACGATATTCAATTTAGAACACAAAGATTTTCATTGCAAGGTATTGATATAAAAACTGCTAATGTAAGAAGATATGGCGTTGGACCAATACAAAAATATGCATTGACATCAGAATTCAATGAATTTACATTTTCTGTTTTATGTGACAGAAATAGTGAAATATGGAATTTTTGGTATGAATGGTCAAAAATAGTTTTTAATTCTTCTGGAAACTCTAATACAAATAATCCAAATGGAATCAATACATTTGCAAAATACTATGCACATTTTAGAGAGGAATATTCTACGCCCACACAAGTAAAATTATACACACAAGATGGTGAACTATCTATGGTATACATATTTGAGCAATCTTATCCAGTTGCTGTTTCAGGAATAAATTTAGATTGGAAAGAAACAAATCAAATGGTTACTCTTAATATAGCAATGGCATATAAAGAACACAGAATTGAAAATTTATCAACAGTGATTAGACAATAGGAGAATTGAATGGAACTACCTAAAATTGAACAACCTATATTTCAAATTGAAGTACCTTCGTTAAAAAAGAAAGTTCCTTTTAGACCATTTCTTGTAAAAGAAGAAAAACTTTTGCTTATGGCAAAGGACTCTGGTGAAGATGCTGACATATTATCATCTGTAAAACAAGTAATTACAAACTGTTGTTTAGATCCAACAGTTTCAATATCAAAATTGGCAATATTTGATTTAGAATACTTATTTGTTAAACTAAGAATGAACTCTGTAGATAACATTATTAAAATGACTTATACAGATTTAGAAGATGAAAAAGATTATGATTTTTCTATTGATTTAAATGAAGTAAAAATTGTATTTCCTGAAAATAGTGATAATGTTATTAAAATAACAAGTGATTCTGGTATTACAATGAAATATCCAGGTGCTGAATTATACGATGATAGAGATTTTCTTGAAATGCAGGATGAATATTTGTTTAATCTTATGATTAAATGTATAGAAAACATTTATGTAAAAGATTCTATCTATGAAGCAAAAGAATATAAGAAAGAACAATTACAAGAATTTCTTGAAAATCTTGATTTGAAAACTTTTGAAAGAATGAAAAAGTTTTTAGATGCAACACCAAGTCTTAATTATGAAATCAATTATAAAAATTCACTTGGTAATGATAGAAAAATTGTATTAAGGTCACTGAACGATTTTTTTATGCTGGGCTGAGTCATAATACATTAGAAAATTATTATAATACAATATTTTCTTTGATTCAGCATCACAAATATAGTATCACCGAAATAGAAAATCTAATACCATTTGAAAGAGATTTGTATGTTGAAATGCTGATTACATATCTAAAGAAGCAAGAAGAAGAACAAAATAAAGAATACTAAAAATGGCAAATGAACTATCCGGTATAATTCAACAACTAACAAATCAAGTTAGAGAGGTTTCTGGAAACTTTTTCTCTTTTAGAGATGAAGCAAAAAAGAATGATGATAGTTTATTTAACATTACCAAAGATGCATTTAATACAATTAAAAACAATAAAAGAATAATTGAAGATGTTCGTCAAGATGTTCAAGAGTTAAGAAATGACCACAGTGAAACACAAAGAATTGCATATGATGTAAAATCAAATCTTGATACTGTTATGAAAAATCAAACAGCAATATCAAGAAAAGTAGACCAATTCAATACTTCTTTAGGTAAATTTAGAAAAGATGTTGATATAAAAATCAATAGTCTTAGAAATTCTGTTGAAGATATGTTTATGCAGCAAAGAAGAGCTGCAATGAAAACAGAACCAACAACACAAGAATTTGTTATACCTCGTTCTGCATCTGATACTATGAGACAAAGATTTTATGATAGATTTGGTGATGTAAGAGGTGGTGGTGTTGGTTATGGTGCTGATAAAGGAAAAGGCCGTGGTGTTGGTATTTCTCCTTTGGCTGTTGGTGTTGGTCTTGCTGCTGCTGGTGTTGGTGCTGCTATTGCCACATCAAAACCTGCTGCTGCTTCATTAGCACCTCCTGGTGCTCCTGGTGGAGGCGGTGCTCCTGGCGGTGCTCCTGGTGGAGGTGGACCAACTTCTGGTACAGATACTAATTTTTCCAG